TTTTTTATAGCTTCAGACCCTTCGGTAAAGGAACTTAAAAATTCTTGTAAATCTTGTACTCTCATTTCTTTTCCGACAAGTCAGTTATAATTTGTTTCATACCTTGAATTAAATTATCCTTTTTAATGATTTCACTTTCTAATTTTTTTACTTCCCACTTTAGTTTTTTAGTATCACCTATTAACTCTTCATAAGTATCTACCTTTAACTGAAGATCTTCTATTTGTTTTGTTAAGTCTAATTCTCCTCGATCATCTTTCATACCTTGACTTTATAACAATGTTACCTTAAATTGTCAACATGGGAGTACCAAAAAGATTAACAGAAATGCAACAACGATTCGCTGAGTTTTTAATATTTGGTGGACCAGAGGGACCAATGACACAATCAGAGGCAGCAATAGCTGCTGGCTATAGTCCTAACCGTGCAAGACAAGAAGGATCGGAACTTTGCAATCCAAAGTTATCACCACTCGTTGTAAAATATATGGGTCAACTAAAAGAAGAAAGACTTCGTAAACATGAAGTGACTTATGAAGGTCACGTTGCTGAACTTGCTAGACTACGTGAAGCCGCTTTAAAAAAAGGATCATTCTCTTCTGCAGTGAATGCGGAAGCAAACAGAGGGAAAGCAGCAGGACTATACATAGATAGAAAAATAATAAAAACAGGAAAACTAGAGGACCTATCAGAACTAGAACTAGAAGCAAAAATGAAACAGATTTTAGACGACTACGCACAGATAATTGATGTAACACCTAATGAATCCGAGTTATCTTCTTCACACAAGAAGTTGGAAAAACCGATCGCTCAGAAAAGTGAATAGAGCCATCTGATTCTACGTCATAACCAGCAAAAATTCTTACAGTTTCATCATCTTTACTAAACAACCAACCTTCACTTACAGGTGTAGCAAGTTTCATAGATTTAAATTCAGTCTCACTGCCCCAGCCGCCTTCCGTAATGATATCGATCCAATCGATACGTACACGCTTGTAAGGAAACTTAAGAGATTGTTTTACAGTCTTCGGTTTAGTGTAGCTGTTTATTCTTCTAGATTTATTTTTGGATTTCATATTTTCATTTTTACTCTTTCGACACTTAAATAACAATTTATTTTTTTCTTGCGCTAAAATAAAAAAAAACTAGTAAGGTATCGCAAATGACTAAAATGACCTATAACCGTTGGTATATAAGGTTAATTTTTCGACACCCCCCCCCTCGCAAGGGTGTCGCAAGGGTGTCGCAAGTGTCGAAAATAATGGCCAAAATGTGGCAAATTGTACACTTTTGACGCAGAAAACTTAGAATTATTCTAATGTAAGTATCGAATGCGATACCCCCCGATACCCTGCCGATACCTTTGCGATACTTCAATCTCCTATATAATATACATGACAATCCTATATTTAGGACAGTATTATTGACTTATAATACAGCTTTATCTGCCTTTTTTCCGCCATAATATTTCCTCATTACGGACAATTTATCTTCAGCCTCTGCAATAATCTGTAACAGTTTGTCAATCTCACCAGTTATATCTATGTGCTCAGGTATAACTAAATTCTGTTCACAAATTATTTCAATCTTGTAGTTAGCATCTTCAATCGCTGCTTCGTATCTCTTTAGAATAGTTTTAAATAGTCTATCGTTCATTTCCATTTTCTCCACACAATGTTGCCATCTTTCTTTTTATATAATTTCCATGACGTTTTACCATCAAAATAGTATCCATCTAGTGTCATTTTGTAAAATCCTCTGGGTTCATATTTACTTTAGCTTTTTCTTTCTCATCATGTACTAATTCATAATACATATCAAGTCGTTTTAAAAATTTGTGTTTCCAGGTCCGTAGTTCGTGGTCCGTGATCTTAAATTCTTGGTAATATAAGTCAGGCGTGCAAACCATGATAACTCCTTGACGGATACTGGATCCGTAGACGTAATCGTGAGCCATGGCGTACGCTGCGATTTGAAGATAATAATCTTCGATCCATTCTTTCTTTTTCGGACGGTTGGATTGCTTGAAGTCAACAATAGTTTCAAGATCGTTGTGTAAACATACAAGGTCTGTTTGCCCCGCGTATAGGCCCGGGTAATGTAACGTAACTTCGGAGCCATAATACTCTTCCACTGGCGCAAGACCAATCTCCACAATTTTGTTGGCCATGGGACGCGCCTGGCATCCGAGTTCTGTAAGATCATCGTAGCCAACGCCCGTGACATATGACTCGAGGAATTTGTGCATACTAGTGCCCCGTGTACTAGATACATTTTTGATTCTATCTGCTTCTGCTTCACCGACTTTAGCCTTCCATTTTTTTAAAAATTCTGTATTTTTGGTAGCGCCTAATATCGTAGTTACACTAGGAAGTCTATAAGAACTTATCTCGTAGACTCTTTTCCCTGTATCGGGGTCCGTGATTTGTTTGCCCTCTAAATAATTATATTTACTATTAAGCTTGATAGCCTTACCGATGTTGTGATATTCTTCACAATCCTTATCATTCATCATTTTAGATCCTTTATAACTATATAAATTATTATCATGCCAATTGTAAAACAACCCATGCTGTATAAAAACATACCAAACCCATCAGCTACACTCATAGTTTTCTTTTTAACTCCTCTAAGTATGCGCTGTTCTCTTGGTTTCTTATTAATTTTTCCATGGCTATACTTTGTTTTTCTCTAAGTATCTTAGCATGTCTACGCCATGCCCAAGAATTAATTTGTCCTGACCATTTCATAATAAAATGTAGTCCATTGTATATATATTTATCAAACATTATTCTTTTACCAATGCTCCTTTCTTGATTTGATTAAGTGGTGCAGAGTCATGTACATTACCTGATACAGATACTCTCACACAATTAGATTTAAAAGGACTAACCCAATGTTTCAACCAGGCAGGAAAAACAAACATCTCACCATCTTTTGGAAAGTAAGACATATAAGTAATACAATCTCTGATACCTTCACCATACATAAACTGTATGCCTCCAGGTCCACAACTCTTACCATTGTATTTCTCATTTTCTTTTTTCAAAGGTTCTGGCACGGATAGGTATATTACAAATGACAACTTACCATCATGATCGTGTGGTGGGTTAAACTCATGAGGTCTTTGAAAATTACACCATAAAGCTGTTAATGCATACTCTGGTTTTTTATCATATAACTTTGCTTGATACTTTTGAAACATCTGATCGTATATGCCTAAGTACGGTGCAAGATATGGTATAACCTTATCTCTAGACTCTTCAGTATAACCTATTTCTTTTTGTATTTGACCGGCTAGTTTATCCCTATAATCTTCTTCAGATTTTTTAATTTCATCAAGTAATATTTTTTTAAAATCATCTTGTATTTTTAGTTTGATAACACAAGGACCCCAATTAAAAGTTCTAACTTCTATCTGTGGATTTTTTTCTTCATTAATTTTTTTAGACATTGTCTTTCCTTTTAAATATTAAAACATTAGTCATATCTGTTTTTTTTACTTTTTTAGTACGTTTAGTTGGCATAGCGTCTAATACTTCTCTTGTATCTAAATCTACAAAAATTAAATGTACATCTAATTCTTTCTGTTTTTTAGTTCTTGCTCTGTTAACTTTATAACCATTTTTTGTACGTAAACTTATAGCTTTTACATCTATAAGAATAACATCACCCATGCCATCCTCGTCAACTAATATTAAATCTATTGGTCCATGTTGTGACATGTTACGATGTACTGAATATCCTAAACCTATAAAATACTCAGCTGCAATTAGTTCAGCACGATTACCTTTAATGTGTTTACTGTGAGGCATTAGATTCCTTCATTATGTGTTTTAACAAAGTTGTATAAGGATTAAGATCATAGTCTTTAGTGCAGGCTGTCAGAAGTACCATCATCAATCCAACCCATATCATCGATTTCATAAAACTCTCCTTCCGAATCACAGTCCCAACATTGATGTATAGTGTCTTCACCTTCTGTTGAAACTTTTAAATATCCATTACCTTTACAAGTAGAACATACTTTTATTGTTACTTTAGCTTTTTTTAATTTTTCCATTTAACTTCTTCGCCTTTTCATTTGCAATTGATTCAATGGTTTTACTTATAGATAATTTTGCGTCGGGTAATAATACCTTTGATAACTTATCTAAAGTAGCGTATGTTTCTTTTGTTAAAGAAACATTTTTGTATTTACTCATGTCTGTCATTTTTCCTCTTTCATTTAATTATGAGCAATATATAGGATGTTAACAAGGATTTGTCAATGGTTAAATTTGTTTTATTAATGGTTTTATGTAGTGAGCTTGCAGGAAATAGTTGCAAAGTTATACCTACACCAACAGTATTATTTAACGACTACAGTAGTTGTATAGTTTATGGCTATGAATACTCACACACTTTAATGGCAAGTTTTGACCCAGAATGGACAAACAGTATGAAAGCTTACACAAAGTTTTCTTGTGAACCTGATAAAATTATTTAACTACAAACACAGCCAAAAAAATTACCACTACCATCATTCATAATGTGCAGGTTTAAGTTGTTTACATAACCAGTAAGTTTAAGTCTGAGTATATCACACAACTCAAAACAATCTACATTGTCAACTAATGCGATACCTTCTAATATTTTATCTGTTACTGGTATTAATTGATACAGTCCGTCGTTTAGTATTATCAGATCCATTGTTAGTTCCTTGTGCAATTATTCTTTTTAGTGAATGTGTTTTTAAATCTATATCTATACCATATGACTTCCACATTCTTTTCATTATATTTAATTCTAACACAAATGTAGACCACTGGCCTTGTGATGCACCTTTAACGTTTAATGTTATTGTTTTCATGTCTTCCTTTCTATTCTTTCTATATAGGATATTCCTACAATATTGTCAACCTTTTTTTCTATTTTTTTGTTGTAATTTTTCTTTTTTATTTCTTGATTTTTTGTGACGTCCCGGCCGTTTTTTAGGTTTTTCACGTGGTGCGTGTATAGCTGACTTAGATTTCTTCATTCAGTCCACTCTTTTACAAATGGAGTAGCACCCTCTTGAGGTGATGTCATGATAGGTAAATAAGTTATCTTACCATTTACATGTTGCTCTAAATCTGAACCACAATTCATACATCTAAAAAGTTCTGGTGTAAGTCCTACTAACATTGTTAGTTCACTACATGTTGGACATTTACCATTAACAATTTCTGCCTGTATTTTCATTACTTTAATATAAGCTTTTTTATAGATTTTTCACCTAAATAAATTTCTGTTTCAGCCATCGATTTTAAGCAGTGATACTCTATATGTTTTTTAGACTCACGCATAGCAATTCTTTTTCCTTTTAAACAAGTAGACATAGACTCTTGTATTCTATGTTCTTTAATCTCACCATTAACAATCATCAACAATGCAATAACAACTTCAGTCATACTGTTTTACCTTTGTTTTCACCTTGCTTGATAACATATTTTTGTGTACCATTCTTGCCGGTTTCTACTTCTTTTTTTAAATTTTTTGATAACTGCATTTCTTTAGCTTCTTTATTTATAGCAGCTATGTGATCTAGAACTTTTTTATTAATGCGTCCCGTTGCCATTTGCTCTTACCTTATCTTTTAATTGTTCAACATCAGCTAATGCTTTTTCTAGTTGTGCTTTTAAAAATTCTATATTAACCTTGTTCGTCATATTTTGTTCTTGAGTTATCTCTAACTTTTCTGTTGTCTTGTACAAGTCTTCTATTAACATGTACTGTTCCTGGTCCGTGGGCAGTTGTTCACTCTTCTTGAGTAAGTCTGCTTGAAACAATTCTCTTGATGTCTCTAGTGATGTTAATCTAGCAGTGACCTCAGTATACGCAAAGACACCCATGGCTACAGCGACCACGATACCTATCATATTCTTGACGGGCATTGCTACAG